GCGCAGGGTTGGCGAGAATATTGGCAGGCGCTTGACGGGTCTGATTGTTATAGCGATGCAGGGGTTACGCCTTGCAATAATAACGACACGTGCGCTCAATGGAATGGCACATTGGGCGTTGTGGCTGGTAGTGAGTTTGCCGAAGCAGCAGATAAGCCCACTTTCAAGACGGGGGGCGCGGGTGGTAGCAGTTATTTGGATTTTGACGGGAGTTCAAACGAGATGACATCCAATGCCGCGTCTGATTTCTTAGCAGTTGGGGCTAAAACCTTAATTATTGCCTGTTCGGTTGATGCCATTCTGGTCAATAATGACGGTGTGTTTCAGGACAGCGGTGGCTATATTTATATTAGTGTTACCACTACGGGCGACAAGATACAATTTTTCAATTGGGATGGTCCCGGATATGATAACACAGCAGGTCATGCAATTGTAGCGGGAACGCCCTTTGTATATACCTGTTGGCATACTGGCGGGAATATTTACGACCAGTTGAATTTGGGTTCCGCTTCATCTGCGGTTGCAAGTGGAAACACAAGCGATTTAAGCAATACTTTCAACCTGGGGCAGCGCGGCGGCAATTATTTGGGAATGAACCTGTATGCCTTCGCGGCTGCTAATGTAGAGATCGCGGAAGCAGACCGCAATGCAGTTGTACGGTATTTTATGGGACAGTTAGGAATATAATGAAAAGATTGCTCCCCCTTATACTTATCTTTTTGTCGGGTTGTTTGATGTTTGCCGATGTTCCATCCGCACCCGTTGTAGAAGGTATGTGTTATCTGACAGGCTATGTAGATTTACAAGAAGCGGTAGACAATTGTGTGAATGGGGGGACGGTTATCATCCCCGCAGGTGTTCACGAGATCGGGACAGTGGTAATAAATAATAATGACGAATGGCAGAAAGTTGTAAACATTCAAGGGGTAGCGCCCGGACATTTAGGGCAGTCCCCGCCGCTTGGTTCTGGCCAGTGGGATCTACTGTTAGACGGTGGTTATCATTACGGGACTGTTTTACGTGGTCATATTGTTGTTGATGAAGGCGCTCGTTTGTATATGAACAATTTGTCCATGATAGGACACGCTGAAGGTACAGCCGTTCAATATAACAGCACAGTTCCTAACGGTGCATTCTCTTCCGTGTCATGTGGCAATTACGAAACCTGTTTTTATGTGCGCGGCTATTATCTGACATTCGATGATATTGACATCGCCGGGGTTGGTACGGGTTTCGATGTTTCTGGCAACGTCATCTCATTGCGAGATGTAGACATCAAAGGGTGTGACCTGGGCGCTAATCTCAGTGGCGCGAATGTGGGCTATGATGGCGGGAGTGTACAGGGTTGTAATGATGGTGTGTTGTTCGGTGCAACCGTTGGTAAATTAGGAAACATTTATTTTGAGCAGATCGTAGGGTATTCTTTACAAGTGACCGGGAGTGGAAGCGAGATCAGCCCCAACTTTTACGCCACGAATAGCGGTTCTGTTTCTATCTCAGGGCATGACAATATTGTATTTTTAGGATTAAACCCGTCTGATATGGTAGAGATCAATGGAGATACAAACTATATTTATAATGCAGCATTCGGGCAGTACAACGATACCGGGTGGGCGAATGTTATTGAGCGCCCTTATCCGTGATTGTTTACGATAACTATTATTATGAGTAACAATGAGAGCTAAATGGGAAGCGTTTATCAATGAGTATTTGAAGGATTTCAACGCTACACAAGCGGCTATTCGTGCTGGATATTCAGAGAAAACCGCATACTCTCAGGGCGCGCGCTTGTTGAAAAATGTTGAGATTTCAGATGCTATCGCGGCGCGCCTGAATGAGTTGCAAATGAGCGCAGATGAAGCCCTGAAACTGCATTCAGACATCGCGCGCGGCGACCTGGGAGACTTCTTAGACCCTGACACGCTTATCCTTGACATACGTAAGGCATACAAGGCAGGAAAGACACGCCTTATCAAGAAACTAAAACAACGCACGGTTACAAAGATAGGCAAGAATGAAAGCGGCGAAGATGTAGAGATACATGATATGGAGATCGAGCTATACCCCGCTGATGCGGCGCAGGATAGATTATTGAGAGTTCACGGTAAGATAGCACCTGACAACTCTAACAATTTACAGATAGTATATATCAATGATTGGCGCAACCCAGAAAGCGAATTGGAGAATGAATGATAGGCGCATTCTTTTACCCATGCCACATAAAGGGATGCAACAGGTTATCAAGCAGGCGAAACGCTTCAACTGGCTGGCCGCTGGCCGTAGATGGAGAAAAACTACCTTGATGATGTCTTTAGCGGTTGACACGGCTATCAATGGCAAGTTCTTTTTGTGGGGCGCGCCCACATTTGACCAGGTACGCATTGGCTGGAACGAGGCGCGCCGTGCTGCCGGTAACGTGTTCACGTTCAGACAGTCCACAATGACCGCAACGCTGGAAGAGACGGGCGGCATGATCGTATTCCGTTCAATGGATGACCCCGATAACGCACGCGGGCATACTGCGGACCGGGTAGGGTTGGATGAGATAGCAGACATAAACCCAATTGCTTACTATGAAGTATTGCGCCCTATGCTTATTGATACGGGCGGCGACTTCTTCGGCAAGGGAACGCCGAAAGGCCGCAACTGGTTCTTTAGAGAACATAACAGAGCAAAGAGCCTGGATGATAGTATGTCCTGGCAAGTGCCGACAAAGGGGTGCAGGGTTGTGGACGGTGAACTTATCAGAGAACCACACCCGCTAGAGAACCCTGATATTGAGTGGAGTGAGATCGTAAACCTGTTTGAAACGTTACCTATTTCTACATTCAACCAGGAGATACTGGCGCAGTTCATAGAGAATGAAGGTGCAGTGTTCCGCAACATTGGCGCATGTTTGGGCGCTCCGATGCAGTCTGACCACGCAGGGCATACAATTGTGGCCGGTCTGGACTGGGGTAAACATAAAGACTTTACTGCTATCTCTATCGGGTGTGTCAATTGTAAGCATGAGATAGCACGGGATAGGTTCAACCAGATAGACTATACTTTCCAGCGTGACAGAATAAGAACGTTACATAATAAGTACAATGTGGGCTTGTGGCTGGCTGAGAGTAACGCAATGGGAGAACCGAACATTGAGCAGATGCTGCGGGAAGGAATACCCGTCAACCCATTCGCCACGACTGCCACGACCAAACCCCCACTGATAGAGAACCTGGCCCTTATCTTAGAGCGTGAAGAGTGGCAGTTTCAAGATGACCCAATATGGACATCTGAGTTAGAAGCATACGAGCGAAAAGTATCCGCTACCACGAACCGCAGTTCATACAGCGCACCGGAGGGGATGAACGATGATACTGTTATTGCAAGGGCGCTGATGGTGCGGGCGGCTGATGGATCTATGTTGTGGACATCGTACTAAAGGAGAAAGGAGATGGATAAATTCATTCTAACGGATGGGGCGAAAAGTGCGGACTTATTGACAAGTGACGACCTGTCTGTGTGGACCTTCGTGAGCGGTAGAAAGGCAACCGAAGATACCGATATGCTGTTCAGGGTTGCGGCTGCCTATCGTGCGTTCCATCTGAAGGCTAACACAGTTAGTGGTATCCCCTTCATTCTATATAAGGGCGATACTGAGTTTGATATTAGTTCTAAGTGGGAGAACAAGGTTGGCTTTTTACCTAACCCTAAGGAATTATTCAGGCTGGGTATGTTGTCGTTGATGTTCACTAATTCTATTTACAACATTATGACCAGCGATAAGCTGGGCTATAAGGTGCGCGGGCTGTACAACGCTATCCCCGCCACGTTTGACCCGGTAGCGAATGCAGACGGGACGCAATTAGAATACATTGAACGCAGGATAGGGACGAAGGTAGAAAGATATAAGCCGGATGGTACAGGGTTGACCAACGTCCCCCCGTCACAGAGACTGGTTTATATGTGGCACTTAGATCACACAACCGAACTATTACCAAGCGAATATACAGACGCGCGCGCCGTGATGAATGCGGCAGGTATTGGCTATTCTGCGGACGTGTGGATCAGGCACTTCTTCGAGCGTGGTGGCGTAGCGCCCACTGTTATCGGCATGAAGGGCGCGGTCATACCAGACACAAGAGAAACAGAAGAGAAGTCATGGGATAGTTGGCTGCGTGGCCTGGGTAGATGGCGCGCTAGAATTGCCAGAGTATTCAATGCTGAGACATTAGACGTGAAGCAGTTCGGTT